GGATAACCTGTGGATAACTTAGGGGGGCGGGGGGCCGGGGGATTACTGACGTTATCATGGGTACCCGCCTGTATACAAAATAGTAGCAATTTGGGAAAAAGAATGTATAATTACATTTACTTATGACTACCTGTGTGTACTATAACTCCTTGTAATACCTGTGTATTCCTAATATGACACCTGTATAGCCTTAAGCTATTAAAGGGACGGCCCTTATGTATAAATATGTTAACATTAGTAAAGAAAAGACTTGACTTTTGGTTAGAAATATGGTATAATTTATAGTATAACAAAGAAGATAAAGATTACCTCGCGCCCTTAAGTATCCTTAAGCATCGTTAGGATTGATCTTTTAATAATAATTAAAGAAATTAACTAAAGTATACTTAAGTATCCTTAAGTACTAAGGGAAATACAATGAATACTAAAGAACCTAAGGGTAGTCAGCCCGCGAAGCGGGTGGGCAGACCAAAGAAAACAGCAGTTGTGTCAAAAACCAAGGGCAAACGTAACTCAGTAGGGCGGCCCAAGGGTGATGCTTCGGTCATCAACGAATACAAGGCTAGAATGCTGGCATCTCCTAAGAGTAGGAAGGTGCTAGATAGTATATTGTCAGCAGCCTTGGACGATGACCATAAGAATCAAGCGGCAGCATGGAAGCTCTGCATGGATAGGTTACTACCTGTCAGCTATTTTGAAAAGGATAAAGCCAGCGGAGGCAAGAGTGCCATCAACATCTCCATTACAGGTGTGGGTGGAGAGACTACTGTCATATCCGGTGGAGAAGAACCCATTGAAGGGGACTATACAGATGTATGATATAAATCAAGACTTAGATTACTTTACTAGGGAAGAGTTTGCTTGTCAGTACACTGGCGAGAATGAGATTAGTGACAGGTTGTTGCTGAAGTTAGATTTGTTACGTGCTAGATGTGGGTTCCCCTTCGTTATTACGAGTGGTTATAGAAGTGAAGACCACCCCATAGAAGCTAAAAAGGAGACACCCGGAACTCATGCCCAAGGCATTGCAGCAGACATTAAAGTTACAGACGGTATACAGCGGTTTAAGATTGTTGAGGAGGCTATCAAAATGGGCTTTTCAGGAGTTGGAGTTGCTAGTAGCTTTGTGCATGTTGACATCCGCGACCTTGACGGTAATGAGCATCCTGTAATGTGGACGTACTAGCTTGACTGATTTAGCAGTTGAGCTGTTACCTTGGCAGCAGGAAGTCTGGGAAGACAATACACGCTTTAAAGTAGTAGCTGCGGGTAGACGTACAGGTAAGAGTAGACTAGCTGCTTGGCGGTTGATAATCAGTGCCTTGTCTGAAAAGAAAGGTCAGGTGTTCTACGTTGCCCCTACACAGGGTCAGGCCAGAGACATTATGTGGCAGTTGCTGCTGGAGTTAGGCCATGACGTTATAGCGTCAGCACACGTTAACAACCTACAGATTAAGCTAGTCAATGGCTGCACCATCTCCCTGAAGGGCGCTGACAGACCTGAGACCATGCGTGGTGTTAGCCTGAAGTTCCTGTGTATGGATGAGTACGCAGACATGAAGCCAGAGGTCTGGGAGCAAATCCTGAGACCTGCGTTGGCGGATCAGAAGGGTGATGCGTTGTTCATTGGTACGCCTATGGGCCGCAACCACTTCTATGACTTGTACACATACGCTAGTGTGTCTGATGACCCTACGTTCAAGGGCTACCACTTCACTAGCTACGACAACCCACTACTAGACCCTGAAGAGATTGAAGCAGCTAAAGGCTCTATGTCAGCCTTCTCATTCCGTCAGGAGTTTATGGCATCCTTTGAGGCTCACGGTAGTGAACTCTTTAAAGAAGAACATGTTAGATTTAGCGAGGAAGAACCTTCTGATGGTAATTATTACATTGCTGTCGATTTGGCAGGATTTGCAGATGTACAGAAAGTCACTACTAAAACCAAAAGACTTGACCAGACGGCAATTGCTGTGGTTAAAGCGGGCGTCGAAGGCTGGTGGGTTGCTAATATCATACATGGCCGTTGGGGCGTCGAAGAGACTGCCAGACGAATCTTTGAAGCAGTCAGAGACTACCAACCAGTAGCCGTAGGTATTGAGAAGGGTGCGTTAAAGAACGCTGTTTATCCCTACCTAAACGATATAATGAAGAAGAACCAAACATTCTTTAGGGTTGAAGAGCTGACACACGGCAACAAGAAGAAGGTAGACAGGATCGTGTGGGCACTACAAGGCCGCCTAGAACACGGTAACTTAACACTGAACAAAGGTAAGTGGAATACTCAGTTCCTAGATGAGTTGTTCCAGTTCCCTAACCAATTAGTCCACGATGACTTGATAGATGCTCTTGCATACATAGACCAGTTAGCTAAGGTCTCTTATGCTTTTGACTACGAGGAAGAGGACTACGAATTCCTAGACAAATACGCAGGCTACTAACTATGGAACTAGAAGGCAACGAAAACTTCGCTACAGAGCAGCACCTAGAGAACTGGGTAATTGAAAAGTGTGACTCATGGCGTGACCACTTTGAAGCTAACTACTCACAACGCTTTGAAGAATACTACCGTCTCTGGCGTGGTCAGTGGTCTCCACAGGATCGCACACGAGACACTGAACGCTCTAAGATTATATCTCCTGCGCTACAGCAGGCTGTTGAGTCTTCAGTAGCAGAGCTAGAGGAAGCTACCTTTGGCCGTGGTAAGTGGTTTGACATTAAAGATGACATCTACGACCAAGACCCTAACGACATTGCTTTTCTCCGTAACGCCCTAGAGCAAGACTTTAAAAAGAACATGGTACGTAAAGGGGTCGCTGAGTGTCTTATCAACGCTGCTGTATTCGGTACAGGCATTGCTGAGATTGTCCTAGAAGAAGAAAAAGAAATGAAGCCTGCTACACAGCCTGTAATGGGCGGTGAGCTTACAGCTGTAGGTGTTAACATACAAGACCGTACTTGTGTTAAACTACGTCCTGTAATGCCGCAGAACTTCCTAATTGACCCTGTAGCTACAGACATTGACTCTGCCCTGGGTTGTGCAGTAGATGAGTTTGTGTCAGCTCACTCAGTAGAGCAGCTACAGGAAAGTGGTGTGTACCGTGACGTAAGCCTAGAGTACAGCAGTCCTGACTTTAACATTGAGCCTGATCAAGACTTGACACGCTATGATGAAGATAAAGTTAGACTGACTAAGTACTACGGTCTTGTTCCTCGTCATCTTTTAGAAAAAGCAATGGAAGATTCAGAAGCTGAAGATGCAGAGATTGTAGATTTAGACGAAGAAAAGGAAGAGGATTCTTATTATGTAGAGGCTGTGGTTGTTGTAGGTAACGGCGGTACTCTTCTTAAAGCAACTACAAACCCTTACATGATGCAGGATCGTCCTGTCGTGGCATTCCCATGGGATGTCGTTCCTAGCCGCTTCTGGGGTCGAGGAGTATGTGAGAAAGGGTATAACAGTCAAAAGGCGTTAGACACAGAACTACGCGCTCGTATCGACGCTCTAGCACTAACTATCCACCCAATGATGGCTATGGATGCTTCCCGTATGCCTCGTGGTGCTAAACCTTCTATACAGCCCGGTAAGACCATCTTAACCAACGGCAACCCTGCTGAGATTCTACAGCCCTTTAACTTTGGTAATGTTAACCAGATTACCTTTGCACAGGCTCAATCGCTGCAGACTATGGTACAGACAGCTACAGGCGCTATTGACAGTGCAGGTATTTCTGGCTCTATCAACGGTGAATCTACCGCCGCTGGTGTCTCTATGTCACTAGGCGCTATCATTAAGCGTCACAAGCGTACACTGATCAACTTCCAAGAAGCATTCCTTATTCCTTTTGTGACTAAGGCTGCTTGGCGTTATATGCAGTTTGAACCTGAGCTGTATCCAGTTGCTGACTACAAGTTCCACACCTCTAGCTCACTAGGCATCATTGCTCGTGAGTACGAAGTAACACAGCTTGTCCAGTTGCTACAAACTATGTCACCAGACACGCCCATGTATCCTAAGTTGGTTACGTCTATTATTGACAACATGAACCTGTCTAACCGTGAAGAGCTTATTGCTACTCTTGAGCAGGCTAACCAGCCTAATCCAGAAGCCGAACAGCAAGCTATGCAAGCACAACAAGCAGCACAGCAAGCACAACTGGCTTTCCAAGCTGCACAAGCCGCTGCTCTCAACGGACAGGCGCAAGAGTCTGCTGCACGTAGTCAGAAGCTGGCTATGGAAGCTCAAGCTATACCTCAAGAGCTGGAAATTGACCGTATTAAAGCGGTAACTACCAATCTTAAAGCAGGAGATGCAGATGACAAAGAGTTCCAAAAACGTCTTGACATCTCCAAACAGTTACTCAAGGAACGTGAAGTAGCAGTAAAAGAGGGTAATGTTGCTAAAGAAGCAGCTCCTCAGCCACAACCACAAGGAATGATACCCAATGGTCAGCAATAAAGACTTAGAAAACGTAGTATCTCAAGTAAATGTAAAGTTTGAGGAACTATTTAAGAAGATTGCACAACTTGAGAAACAAATGGAGGCTAAGAATGCCAGCAAAAAAACAAGACCCAAGACTAGCTAGGGCTGGCGTAAGTGGATACAATAAGCCGAAGCGTACCCCCAATCACCCAAAGAAAAGCCATGTTGTTGTGGCAAAGGAAGGTGACAAAATCAAGACGATTAGGTATGGAGAACAGGGGGCAAAGACCGCAGGAAAACCTAAAGCGGGAGAGTCCGAAGCAATGAAAAAGAAACGTGCTAGCTTTAAAGCACGACATGGTAAAAACATTGCTAAAGGTAAGATGTCAGCAGCTTATTGGGCTGATAAATCTAAGTGGTAAACATTTATATGTACATAAAAGTGGTTTAAGTCTACATATATATGCACATTGTCACTGTACATATAAACACAACAGGAGAATACTATGCCATACGGTAAAGGTACATACGGTAGTAAAGTAGGTCGTCCACCTAAGAAAAAGACAGCGGTGATTGACTCGTCTGCTATCAAAGCCTATAATTAGGGCATCTGGTGAGAGTTCTGGGACGGCCTCCAGTCTCACGACGCTGTAGAAAGCTTAGCCGACAAGTAACATCGAAGAAACCAGTTAAACGATGAAGGGTCAAACACACGGTGGTAAAGGAAGTGCCCAGCGAAAGACAGACCAGAAGAAGTTTGCCAGCAACTGGGACGCTATATACAACAAAAATACTACAAAGTCAAGTAAAAAGAAGAAATAACGCTTGACTTTCTTATTCATTTATGATATAATAAGTAGTATATGAGGTGTTTATATCTCATTAATGATAACTTAACTTAACTGTCCTTAGGGAGAAACAGTATGATTGATAAAGACCTTGAGCTATATTACCGTAACATTAGAGATATGTTTGGAACAGACGGCTGGAAGCAGCTAATGGAAGACCTTAAGTCTAATGCGATGGTGATCAACTCAGTAGAAGCTGCAAAAGATAATGAAGACCTTTACTTCCGTAAGGGCCAACTTGCTATCATAGCTAACCTACTAAACCTAGAAGCTCAAATCGATGCAACAGAAGCAGAAGCATTAAAGGAAGATGAAGTAGAAATAGAAGCTGCTTAATGAGGGCTATCTACGAGTATCGCTGCGAAGGTGGACACACAAACGAACGCTACACAGATTCAGAGTGTACCCACATCCCCTGCTTAGATTGCGACAAGATTGCAAGAAGAATTGTAAGTGCTGTGCGAAGTAAGTTAGACCCGCTATCTGGTGATTTTATGGGTGCTACTAGACAGTGGGAAAAGAACAGAGCGCAGAAGTTACAGCAAGAACGCAAGGCCAACTCCTAATTAAGGAAGCCCTGCATAATACACCTCCATAATGAGAATACTCACGGAGTTTAATAATGGCAACACTAATAGACGAGCGTCCTGAAGACGTTGAAGACTACGAAGAAGAAGTAAGTCAAATTCAAGAGGAACCTCAAGTAGAGGAGACTCCTCAAGAAGAAGAAATCCCTGACAAGTACAAAGGAAAGTCAACGGCTGAGATTGTACGGATGCA